CCCGACGGCCAGACCGTGCTGCGGCCTGACCTCGTGCTGATCGACGACCCGCAGACCCGCGCGTCTGCACGAAGCCAGACGCAGAGCAAAGAGCGGTGGGAACTGCTCAACGGCGATGTGCTGCTCATGTCGGGGCCAGGGCAAAAGCTCTCCGGCCTGGCCGCCGTGACCGTGATCGAGCCGGAGGACGTGGCTGAGCGGCTACTCAACCGCGACGCCTCGCCGGATTGGCAGGGCGAGAAAATGAAAATGCTCTACGAGTTCCCGACGAACACGGAACTCTGGGAGCAGTACGCGGAGACTCGACGCGCGAGCCTGCGGGGTGGTGGTGACGGCGCCGAGGCGACCGAGTTTTACCGGGAGCACCGAGAGGCGATGGACGCCGGCGCCGTGGTCGCGTGGCCTGAGCGGCACCGCGGCGACGAACTCTCCGGCCTCCAGCACGCGATGAACCTGCTGATTCGCGACCGTGCGGCTTTCATGGCGGAATGTCAGAATGACCCGGAGCAGGAAGACGCTGGCCTGGTGCGATTGCGTGCCGACGACCTGGTCAAGCAAATCAGCGGCGTGGAGCGCGGGAGCTTCGCCGCCGAACGGGAGAAGCTGACCGCCTACATCGACGTACATGACCGGCTGCTCTACTGGGAGGTGGCCGCGTGGTCCCAGGGGTTCGCCGGCGACGTGGTGGACTACGGCACTTACCCACGGCTGCGGAGCCGCTATTTCAACATGCGGAGGGCGCGCCGCACGCTCAAGATGGTTGCGCCGCCAGGCAGTGATGACGACGCGGCAATCCTGGCCGGCCTGCGTGCGCTCACCGACGAGCTGCTCGGCCATGCGTGGATTCGAGCCGACGGCGCCGCGATGCAGATCGACGTGCTGCTGATCGACATCGGCTACAAGCCGGACCTGATCCGGCAGTTGATTCAACTGTCGTCGCACGCCAACCGCATCTGGCCGGCCAAGGGCGAAGGCATCACGGCGGCGATGAAGCCGTTTAGCGAGTACCGCATCGAGGCAGGCGCGAAGATCGGCGACTACTGGCGAATCCCGCCGGTCAGGGGAACCAAGCAAGTGCGGCACGTTCACATCGACACGAATTTTTGGAAGACGTTTGCACACCAACGGCTGGCCGTCCCGGTCGGCGGTGCCGGCTGCGTGACGCTGTTTGGCAAGGACGAGGAACTGCATCGCCTCTGGGCTGAGCACGTTGCCGAGAGCGAGTATTTCGTCCCGACCGAGGGCCGCGGCCGCGTGGTCCATCAGTGGATGCTCCGGCCGCACAAGCCAGACAACCACTGGCTCGATTGCCATGTCGGCTGCCACGTCGGGGCCTCACTGCTTGGCATCGACCGTGAAAGCACGGTGCCGCGGCCGAAAAAGAAGCAGGTAAAACTATCGGAACTCCAACGCCAGAAACGCGCGGCAAGGAGCCGCTGATATGAGTGCGGATGCACGCCAAGCGAACGAGCAGAGGCAATCCGGCATCGCCTGTCCGCGGTGCGGCTGTCGCGACCTGCGTGTTATTTACACTCGGCATCAACGCGGTGGCCGCATCCGCCGGCGACGCGAATGCCGGCACTGTGGCCGGCGGATCACGACCGACGAAAGGCTGCTCGGCGGTTAGAAGGTTACATATGCGTAACAGTTTCGCATTGGTAGCACGAACGCCCTTGCCAGAGTGCCGAGGCAGCACCAAGATGACATTGACAGGAACGAGCGACTGATCATCGTTCGCCATCTCGTCTCACCTCGAAGGCCGTCTGGGGCCAGACACCCAGGCGGCCTTTTTCATGTCTGACAAGACCCCGATCGAATCGGCCATCGAGCAAAACGCTCAAGGCGTGGCCGACACGACGAACGCCGCCGGCGAGCGGGTGCGGCTCCATTCTCTCAAGGACCAGATCGCCGCCGACGAGTACCTCGTACGCAAAGCCGCGGTACGCTCCGGCCGGCTTCCGATCCGCTTCGTCAAGATTCGTCCCCCGGGAGCCGTCTAATCGTGGCAACCCTCACGCGCGCACTCTCGATCCTCGACGCCGACGGCCGGCCGTTCCGCAAGTCCGTCTCGACGGTGACGGTGCGCGGTAGCTACGACTCGGCGAAGACGACGGTTGACGACGTACGCCACTGGGAGCACATCGACGCACTGTCGGCCGACGCGGCCAACTCCCCCGCGGTGCGGAAGCGATTGCGCGAGAAGGCGCGCCAGGAGGTGGCCAACAACGGCTGGGCTCGCTCGATGGTCGACACCCTCGCGCACGAGGTGATTGGCACCGGTCCCCGCGTGCAGGTGCTGAGCGGCAGCCCCGAGGCTGATGAGTGGATCGAAGATCAGTTCGAGCGCTGGGCCGCGGAAATCAACCTCGCTCGCAAGCTCCGCACGATGCGCAAGGCGAAGGCGCAAGACGGTGAGGGGATCGCACTATTCTACAACAACCCCCTGCTCCGCGGCGACGTGCAGCTCGACCTGCGGCCGATCGAGACCGAGCAGTTGGCGACGCCTGGAATTTTTCTCGCGCCGGACCAGATCGACGGCATCGACCTGGACGAAAACGACAACCCGGCTCGCTACCACGTGCTGAAATACCATCCCGGCGGCGAGCAGTACGGCGCGCGGTTCGATGAGGAAGTCTCGCCGCCGCCGAGCGTTGACGAGGTGATTCATGTATTCCGGCGCGATCGGCCAGGCCAGCATCGCGGCATTCCGGAACTCACGCCAGCGCTGCCAATCTTCAGCCGGCTCCGCCGCTACACGCTGGCCGTGCTTCAATCCGCCGAGAACGTGGCCGAGATCACGCTGCTGCTCAAGACGCGGCATCCGGAGGACGGTGGCGCAATCCTGAGCGGAACCACGCAAGGCGAGCCGTCCGAATACACGGCGTTCGACGTGTTCGACATCGAGCGTGGAATGATTTCGGTTTTGCCGGCGGACACCGACCTATTCCAACCCGACCCGAAGCAACCAAGCTCGACGCACACCGACTTTATCAAGACCAGCCTGGCCGAGGCGTTCGCTTGTGTGTGCATGCCCTACTCGGTAGGAGCCGCTGATTCGAGCGACGAGAATTTCGCGTCGGGGAAGTTGACACGACTGGGGTTTAAGCGCGCCGTGCGAATCGAGCGCGATCTCGATTGGAATCCCGAGGTACGCCGCATCTTCGCGGAGTGGTGGCGAGAGAAACGCTATGCCGTTCCCGCAGCGCTACGGGCCAATGTGCGGCCATTTGGCGAGTGGGTCGTGGTCATTTTCTGGGACGGGACCGAAGACATCGACCCGGAGAAGGCGGCGCGTGCCAAAGCCGCGATGCTCGAAACGGGGCAAATCAGTTACCCGTCGCTCTTCGCCGAGATGGGCCTCGACTACGAGAACGAGCAGCAGGCGCAGGCGAAGGCGTTGGGAATAACGGTTGACGAATACCGCCGCCGGCTAGCCGACAAACTGTTCCCACCGCCAGGTCAGCCTGGTGCGAATCAATCCAACGCGAAGAAAGGCAAAACCAATGTGGATGCCGAGTGAGTTGACGCGCGAGCGAGTGCTGCGTGCGGCTGCCAAGCGCGAGCCGGCGATTGGCAGCGAAACGTCCATCGTGCAATGCAGCGCACCCATCGAGTGGATCGAGGCGGCGGCAGAGGACGGCAAACCGTCACTGAAGCAATTCGCGATGCTCGCCTACACCGGCGGTTCGATGGAGGTCGCGGCCTACTGGCGCCCGGTCGTGATCGACCTGGCCGGCCTCGTTGCGTCGAACGATGAAATCCCCGTCCTGCTCGGCCACAACACGAGCCAAATCGTCGGCCACGGCAAGGCCGAAATCACGGCACAACGCGTCAAGCTCGCTGGGGTGATTTCCGGGGGCGGTGACGCGGCAAAGGAAGTCGCGGCCTCGGCGGCCAACGGCTTTCCGTGGAAGGCGTCCGTCGGCGTGGTGCCGCGGAGCCGCGAATTCGTCGAAGAGGGCGCGACCGCAAAGGCCAACGGCAAAACGTGGAAAGGCCCCATCAACATCATTCGTGCCGGGGTGCTGGGCGAAATTTCGTTCGTCCCGATCGCGGCGGATTCCAAGACCTCTGTTTCCGTGGCGGCGAGCCACAAGGAGATTCACATGAACAAGCAATTTCGCGAGTGGCTCGAAGCAAAGGGGTTCGAGCCGGATGAACTGACCGACCAACAGGCCGCGACGCTCAAGGCTGCGTTCGATGGTGAGAACGCACCCGAACCGCCCGCAGAGCCCCCGGCGCCCGCAGAGCCCCCGGCGCCTCCGGTCGATCCCATCGCCAAGGCGACGGCGGACATGCGCGAGGCGCTGGCCGCCGAGAAAACGCGCGTAGCAAAGATCGCCGAGGCTTGCAATGGCAAGCACCCCACCATCGAAGCCAAGGCGATTGCCGAGGGGTGGACCAGTGACCGCACCGAACTGGAGGTGTTGCGCGCCGAGCGGCCGAAAGCTCCGGCGGGGCATTCGCACTCCGGCCCCGATGGCCGCCACGAAGTGATCGAGGCTGCGTTCGCGCGTTCGGCCGGCCTGCAAAACGCCGAGAAGCATTTCAGCGGCGACGTGCTCGAAGCGGCAGACAAGCACTACCGCGACGGCATCGGCTTGCAGGAGTTGCTGCTCGCTCACGCGCGGATGGGCGGTTACGACGGCCGGCAGAAGATCACGCCGTCGAACGTGCGGCAGGTGATTCAGGCCGCGTTCAGCACGCACTCGCTGACCACGCTGCTCACGACAACCGGCAACAAGATTCTGCTCGATGGATTCTTGTCGATCCCGCAAAGCTGGCGGCAGGTGGCCGCCGTGCGGACGGTGAGCGACTTCAAGCAGGTCACCGCATTCCGCCTCAACGCCTCGCTCGAATACGAGGAAGTCGGAGCGGCCGGCGAGATCAAGCACGGTACTGTCTCGCAAGAGTCGTACACGATGGAGGCTAAGACCTACGCCAAGATGCTGGCGCTCACGCGCAAGGACATTATCAACGATGACCTCGGCGCGTTCAACGACCTGAGGCAGCGGCTCGGTCTCGGCGCAGCGATCAAGATGAACAAGGTGTTCTGGACGCTCTGGCTCGCGACCAGCGACGCCAACGCGTTCTGGGCGAACGCCAGGGGCAACCTCGTCACCGGCGCCGCGCTCGGCGAGGCCGGCTTGGCCAAAGCCATCAAAGCCTTCCGCGACATGGCTGCTCCCGACGGCAACATGATGAACCTCGAACCCGAGTTCATCCTCGTGCCGACCGACCTGGAGTTCACCGCGCGGAAGCTTTACGCCTCGCAGGAAATGCGGGACACGACCTCCAACAAAACGGTGATGACGACCAACATCTACCAGAACAAGTTCACGCCGGTTGTCGTGCCGGAACTGGGCAATTCCGCCTACACCGGCAATTCGGCGACCACCTGGTTCATGCTGGCCAATCCGTCGATCCTCGCCTCGGCCGTGATGTGCTTCTTGAACGGCCAGCAGTCCCCGACGATCGAATCGGCCGACGCAGACTTCAACACTCTCGGCATCCAATTCCGCGGCTACCACGACTTCGGCGCGGCGATGACCGAATACCGCGCGAGCGTCAAGGCGACCGCCTAGTCGTTTCGCTTCATTCGGAGCACAACAACGCGTTTACCCCAACACAACCACCTCCACAAAGGAGATTCGAGCTATGGCTCAAACCCCTGCAAAATTCGTCCATGATGGAAAGGCGATCGACTACACGCCGACAAACGCTGTTATCGCCGGCCAGGTGGTCGAACTTGGCACGGTCCCCCTCGTCGCGCCCGTGGCGATTCCCGCCGGCGTGCTCGGCGCGCTGTCGTGCGACGGCGTGTTCGATGTGCCGAAAACCGCCGACGTGTTTGCCGCCGGCGACACGGTCTACTGGGACAACGACGGCATCCCCGTCACTGGGGAAGCGGGGTCCGGGGCCGCCGACAGTTCGACCGGGAACCTCATGGGCGTTGCCGTGGCGGACGCCGCGTCCGAAGCGTCCTACGTTCGCGTGCGGCTGCACGCCATCAAGCGTATGGCAACCTTGGTGGCCGGCGACCCGATCACGACGACCGGCATCACAGGCGGCGACGCGTCGCTTGGCATCGCAGGCATTGCCGGCGCGGCCGGAGCGGCCGGTGGTGCGGTCGCGATCGCCGGCGGCAAGGGCGACACGAATCAGGCCGGTGGTGCCGCCAGCCTGACCGGCGGTGCCGGCAATGGCACTGGCGCCGGTGGCGCATCGAGCGTTGTCGGCGGGGCCGGCGGTGCGACGGGTGCTGGCGGCGCGATTGCGATCACTGGCGGGGCTGGCGGGTCCACGAGCGGCAACGGCGGCGCGATCACGATTGCCGGTGGTGCTGGGACCGCCGGTAACAGCAACGGCGGGGCGGTGAACATCACCGGCGGCGCTTCGGACGGCGGCGGTGCCAATGGCGCCGTGAACATCGCCACCGACAAGGCATGCGCCGTCACGATCGGGTATGCCAACGGCACGCTCAAGCTCGTCGGCATTCCGACCGAGGACCCCAAAGTCAAAGACCAGGTGTGGGCCAGCAGCAACGTGCTCACGCTCTCCGAGGGGGCCGATTAATCACTCATGACACTTGATGTTTACCAAGTGCTTGGCCGCGAGCGCCACGAGTATGTGAACCTCCTGGAGGAGTACCGCAAGCTCTTGGCGCTCGT